AAGTCTTTTAATTTCATAGAAAATTGTGAAGCAGATTGGTTAGGAGGTCATTTAGAATTAGATGGATTTCCAATTGGAGGAGGAATAGTTCATAGAGGAGGAATCAACCATAAATTTTTCAAAAGGTTTGAGAAAGTATTAACCGGTCATTTTCATACTACATCTGAAAAAGATAACATACACTACTTAGGTGCTCCTCTGGAATTTTATTGGTCGGATGATCATGATCCAAAATATTTCTATGAGCTTGACACTGAAACTAGAGAAATGAAAAAGATAAGAAATACTTGTACTATTTTTGAAAAAATCCTTTACAATGATGACAAAATGGATTATAATGGTTATAAGGTAGAGTCTTTAAAGAATAAATTTGTAAAGATAATAGTCGTCAATAAAAATGATTCTTTTACTTTTGACAGGTTCGTGGATAGAATACAGAATCAACAGATACACGATTTAAAAATAGCTGAGAACTTCAATGAATTTATTGGAGAAAACGTAGAAGATGAACAGGTTTCTGTAGAAGATACCGCACAGCTCATGGACAGTTATGTTGATGCCGTTTCAACGGACTTGGACAAAGGTATAATAAAAGTGAAAATGAGAGACTTGATGCAGCAAGCTCAAGCTCTGGAGATACAATGATAATATTTGAAAAAATAAGATACAAAAACTTTCTTTCATCCGGAAATCAAATAACTGAAATAATACTTAATAAATCCAAATCAACTCTTATAGTTGGTCAGAATGGTTCAGGTAAATCAACTGCTTTAGATGCTTTATCTTTTGCTTTGTTTGGAAGAGCTCACAGGAATATTACTAAAGATCAGCTTATAAATTCTATAAACCAAAAAGAGTGCTTAACTGAAGTTTTCTTTAAAATCGGTAAGTCGCAGTTTAAGATTATTCGAGGTATAAAGCCAAACTTATTTGAAATATGGAAAGATGGCGTGATGTTAAATCAATCATCTCATGCTAAAGAATATCAAAAAATACTGGAACAAAATATTCTTAAGTTGAATCATAAGTCATTTCATCAGGTAGTAGTCTTAGGATCTTCTTCTTTCATACCTTTTATGCAGTTAAGAGCTCATGCAAGAAGGGCAGTTATAGAAGATCTTCTCGATATCAATGTCTTCTCTAAAATGAATAATATATTGAAAGAAGAAATACATGGTCTTAAAGACAGTTTGAAAGAAGTTAATCATAAGATTGATATTAAAGAAAATAAAATACATAGCCAAAAGAAATACATTAAAGACATAAAGATATTAAACGAAGAAGTTAAAGAGGACAAGCTAACTCAAATCGATGATGCGTATCACGAAATAATTGAATTGAAGCAGAGAATTAAAGTAGCTCAAGGTGACTATGATAAGGAGTTTCCTAAGGTAGAAAAAGATCTTAAAGAGTATAATGATGAAAAACAGGCCAACATGCATGCCATGGCAAGAGTAAGATCCAAGATAGAATCAGTCGTGAAAAACGCTAAGTTCTATGAAGATCACTTGGAGTGTCCTACCTGTACTCAACCTATAACTAAAGAAATCAGAGAAAATAAGATACAGGAGTCTAAGACTGAGGCTAAAGAACTGCAGAAAAATATGAATCAACTATCTCATAATTCTGAAGGAATAAAGAATGTCTTGGAATCGATCATCAGCCATCAAGAATACTATAGAGAACTGCTATCCGATATTAATAATTTTCATAAAGAGATTACTAGACTAAACGAGCTAATGACTAAGCTCAATAAAGAAGTTCAAGGATCTTCTACAATAGATATCGATAATGCTACTCAAGAACTCGATGAAATGGTACTTGAACTAAATAAGCTTCAAGATAATAAAACGAGCTTATCTGAAGAATTTCAATATAGCTCGGCTATGTTGGAGATGTTAAGAGACACAGGTATTAAAACTAAAATAATAAAGCAGTATTTACCTATAATTAATAAGTTTGTAAACCAATACCTTCAAGTCTTGGATTTCTTTGTTCACTTTGATCTCGATGAAAACTTTCAAGAAACTATAAAGTCAAGACATAGAGATGCATTCTCTTATGATTCATTTTCTGAAGGAGAAAAACAAAGAATCGATCTTTCATTACTATTTTCTTGGAGGCAGATAGCCAAGATGAAAAACTCAATATCAACTAACCTATTGGTACTTGATGAAACTTTTGATTCAAGCTTAGATCATGATGGAGTAGAAAATCTTCTTAAGATACTATATACGCTGACTAATGACACCAACGTCTTTGTAATATCCCATAAGAGAGAAGTCCTCGATGACAAGTTTGAAAACAAGATAGAATTTACTAAAGAGAAAAATTTTAGTAAAATACTTAATTAACTGTTTACATTAATTAAGATTTATGATATAATGAAAAAATATGAAAAATTAAGGATATTAAATTATGGAACTTAGTTCAAAAACTGAAGCATTCCTTGCAAATTTTGCTAAGATTAATCAAAATATGCTCTTTTTGGAAGGTAATACTATTAAGACTATGTCAGAAGCTAGGAACGTCTTAGCTTCAGCTAATATTGAAGAAAGTATACCAAAGGAGTTTGGTATATACGACCTAAATGAATTTTTACGTGTTATAGCTCTGGTTAATCCAAAGCCTAGCTTAAAATTCGAAGATGATAATATTTTATTTAGAGACTCATCTGGTAGAATGAAAGTTAAATATTTCTACTCATCAAAGGAAAGCCTAACCTATCCTAATAAAGATATAGTTATGCCTGAACCTGATGTCTCGTTTGTTTTGGAAGATTCCACTTTTAATAAGATTAAGAATGCTGCCAGCGCTCTTGGTCATAGTGAAATGTCGATAGGAGGTAGTAAAGAAGTACTGACTCTTTCTGTTGCAGATAATCAGAATGCGACTTCAAATAAGTTTTCAATTGACGTGGATGGAACTTCTAAATCTGATAACTTTAACTTCGTTATAAATATACCGAACATGAAAATTCTTCCTGGTGATTATGAAGTAAGTATATCATCAAAATTAATTTCAAACTTTAAACATAAAGAATATGATTTGCAATATTGGATTGCATTAGAAAAAACTTCAACTTATGAGTAATAATATGAAAAAAGAAATTAATCCTATTTTAAAATCTTTTTATGATTTTTTAGAAACAGTTGGTGAAGGTACTAACTGGGACTTAGATTATGGTAAATTAGTTATCATAGCGCTTTTAATTTACATTGCCTTTTTTAAAACTTATGGAGTATAATATGGCTGATAAAGAAATGAAAAATGTAACACCTGAACCCTCAGAAAATACTGAGAATAGTCAGGAAAAAGAACTTATTGATATGGCTAACAGGTCATCAAGAAGTACAATTGCAGTAATAGATGCTGTAACACAAAGAGGTGGGTTCAAAGGTGAAGAACTTACCACGATTGGTCAACTAAGAGATCAGTGTATCTCTATCGTACAAATGTATGAATCTTTGAACCAATCTTAAAATGACTAATTTATATTATGAAAGGACATTATGTCTAGTGATTTCCTATGGGTCGAAAAGTATCGGCCGCAAGTTATAGAAGATGTTGTATTACCAGAAAATCTTTCAGAACAATTTAAGCACTTAGTTGATTCCAAAGAACTTCCTAATATGTTATTTACTGGTAGCGCCGGTACAGGTAAAACTACGGTCGCTAAAGCCTTGTGTAAGGAACTTGGACTCGACTATATTCTGATTAATGCCTCAGAAGAAGGTAATATTGACACTTTAAGAAATAAAATAAAACAGTTTGCTTCATCCATATCGCTTCAAGGTGGATATAAAGTCGTAATACTCGATGAAGCCGATTATCTTAATGCGCAATCTACTCAACCTGCGCTTAGAGGATTCATTGAAGAATTCTCTAATAATTGTAGATTTATACTAACCTGTAATTTTAAGAACAGGATAATTACTCCGCTTCATTCTAGATGTAGTGTTTACGAATTTAACACTTCTAAAAAAGATATGGCTAAATTAGCTTCATCTTTCATGAAAAGGTTGATAAATATTTTAAACAAGGAGCACGTGAAGTATGATGAAAAAAGTTTAGCGGATTTAATTATGAAGCACGCTCCAGATTGGAGAAGAATCATAAATGAATCTCAACGACTTTCGCACAAAGGCATACACACTTCTAGCAATAGCGGCAATATTAGTTCTGATGTATATAGTGATTTATTCTTAAACTTAAAAAATAAAGATTTCAAAAAGATGAGATCTTGGGTGGTCAACAATATAGATGTTGATGCCGTTGCCATATTCAGAGGAATCTATGATAGAATGCAAGATCATATATCTCCTCAATCTATACCGCAGCTTGTTCTATTGCTCGCAGACTATCAATATAAAAACGCGTTTGTTGCCGATCACGAACTAAATGTTGTTGCGTGTCTTACTGAAATCATGGCCAACGTAGAGTTTGAAAAATGAACCCGTTTGAGTATGTAAATGCTATTAACTATATCAAGAAAGATATTATGGTTGATGATATCGCAGAAAAGGCATATAACTCTTTTCTGGTTAACAGAAGCCTATCTTACTTTCAAGATACTATATTAATGGCTAATGAGATGAATAAAAATCATCATATCGATAATCGTTTACAATTTGATTTTCTTATAAATATAGTTAGGAAAAGAAAAAGATTTTCCAAATGGTTTAAAAATACAGTTGAAAAAGATGTTGAAGTGGTCAAAGAATATTATGGCTATAATAATCAAAAAGCTCACCAAGCTTTGGCTCTTCTTACACCAGAACAAATTGTAACGTTAAGAAAAAAGGTGAATAAGGGTGGAAGAAAATAGCATTATAGAGTGGAATCCATCAGAGATGTTAGAAGTCGTTTTGAACGAACCAGACGACTTTTTAAAAGTTAGAGAAACATTAACACGTATAGGTGTTGCATCAAGAAAAGACAAAAAGTTATATCAATCTTGTCATATATTACACAAACAAGGTCGGTACTTTATCGTACATTTTAAAGAGCTCTTTTTACTTGATGGAAAAAAATCGAATTTAGAAGTCAACGATGTTGCTAGAAGAAACACAATAGCTCAACTTATGAGCGATTGGGGTTTGCTAACGGTTGAAAATAAAGAAAAAATGAAACCTCTAGCTCCATTAAGACAGATAAAAATAATCTCATTCAAAGAAAAAAATGAATGGGAATTATGTCCTAAGTATAATATAGGAAATAAATAATATATATAGTAATAGGATGCCAATTACGGGTCCTAAATTTTAACCTTGCTAAGTCAATAGGAGGAAAATATGACTGGTACTTTTATGTTCCCAAGGAACGCTTTTTTAGGTTTCGACCATTTATTCGATGAACTCGAAAGCATAACAAATCACGCAAAAGATTCATATCCACCACATAACGTTGTAAAATACGACGGTATGAAGTATGATATTGAACTTGCTATAGCTGGATTCAAGAAAGAAGATATTTCAATTGAACTCAAGGAGCACGTATTAACTATTAAAGGAGATCGTGAACCAAGAAGAGAACAAGACAAGTATGTTCACAAAGGAATCTCTGGTCGAAAGTTCTTAAAATCGTTTAGGTTGTCAGAGTACGCCGAAGTCAGTGGAGCAGATCTAACGGATGGAATTTTAACTGTCGGTATAGAAGTAGTTCTTCCAGAAGAGAAGCGTCCCCAAATGATCAATATAACATCTAATGGGGTAACCAATGACAAAAAGAAATCGAAATTTCTTACTGGGTAGTTTACTATTTTTATTAAGTAGTAGCTATGGAGCATTAAATCTTTTAGTGCGAAAACTACAAGAAGGACAAATGTACAGAGCTCAAAGAGAAATCGCATTAGCTCTTAAGCGTAACGAATATAGAAATGAATCTATAGATTACTTAGAATATTCTTTAGATAACTTAAAAAATACTCGAGGTAAAATAGTTACGTAATAAAAACATATATATAGTAATGCTGAGGAACACTCCTTGGCATTACTGGAGAATTATTATGGATATTGATACACTCAGAAAAGAACTAGAAATAGATGAAGGAGTAAAGCATGAAATTTACTTGGATCATCTCGGCCTGCCTACTTTTGGTATTGGCCATCTTATCACAAAGTCAGATGAAGAGTATGGAGAAGACGTTGGAACACCTGTATCCGATGATCGAGTTAAAGAATGCTTTGAATCTGATGTCAAACAGGTCATAAAAGATTGTCAAATATTATATGATGACTTCAATGATCTACCCGAAGAAGCTCAATTAATTATTGCAAATATGATGTTTAATATGGGACGTCCTCGTCTTTCCAAATTTAAAGGAATGAAACGAGGAGTTGATGCTAGAGATTGGAATCAAGCTGCTGATGAAATGGTAGATTCTAGATGGTATAAACAAGTCACAAACAGAGCAAACAGATTAGTTGAGAGAATGCGCGCATTGTCTTAATGCCGCATCCAAGAAAAAATAGACCGCCTGCTGGCCGACGTAAAATTGGTTCTGCAAAAAGAAGAAATAGAAATAAGAGAAAAAATCGTTAAAACATATAAATATAGATATGTTTAACAACAAGGAGGATTTCTTATGGAAATCTTAGAAAAAATAAAAAGTTGGGCATCTAGTTTAGCGGAAGCTGGCGTCAGCCTAATTGGTTTAGGGATCGTATTAGAAATTTTATTCAGTGGTATGAACGTTCCCTTCTGGCCAGACATCCACGTCATAGATAATATTCTAGGACTAGTATCAACTTTCAGTGATCAAGGTCTTGTTGGACTAGTTGCTATAGCAGTGCT